ATATTGAAGTTTCTTATATTACAACAAATGGTTCCCTTACAAATGGGGCAAGAAATTTTACCTTTGCCGGTGTTTTAGAAGATACATTTGGAAATTCAAATTTTACAGTTGCGATATCTGATTTAATAACGGTCTCTGTGGCCTCTGGAGGCGAAGAGATTGAGTCAATTAAGAAGATCAAATACAATGCCCCAAAATACTTTGGAACGCAAAATAGAGCTGTTACAGCATCAGATTACGGTGCAATTGTAAGAAATATCTATCCAGCTGTCGCTGATATTATTGTCTATGGTGGCGAAGATGCAGATCCACCAGAATATGGCAAAGTTAAAATATCAATAAAACCAACAAACGCTTCAAAATTATCTTCGTTTACAAAAAAAGATATTGTGAGTCAATTAAAGCAATATATGGTTGCTTCAATAACTCCAGAAATAATTGATCCTTCTATCATTTATATTGAATTAACATCAAACATTTATTATAATAAAGCAGTTACAACACAAACTCCAGAGCAAATAAAAATAAAAGTAATTAGTGGTTTAGAAAATTATATTATTCAAGAAGATGTAGAAAAATTTAATGGTAAATTTAGATATAGTAAAATTGTAGGAGTAATTGATGATGCTGATCGTTCCATCAATTCAAACCAAACTACCGTTATGATGCGTAAGGATTTTTATCCAGCTTTAAATTCTACTTTCTATTACGAATTATGTTTTCAAAATCAATTTGATTTAGATTGTGATAAAACTACAATGTCTTCTACTGGATTTACTGTAGTTGAGTTTCCAAATACAACAGTTTATCTCGAAGATCGCAATAGCAAAATTGTCCTATATAGATTAGATTCTCTAACTGGGGAAAAAATTGTATTAAAAGATTATGTTGGTGATATTAATTACCAAAAAGGTGAAATTATGCTGTATGATTTAACAATTATTAAAGGCAGTTTTTTTGACAATCGTATTGAAATTAGAGTAAGACCTGCTTCGAATGACATTACTGCCAGTAGAGAAGTATATCTAGATGTAGATATTTCAAATAGCAAGTTTACAGCATATCCAGAGTAGACTCAATGGCGTCAAAAACGAGAAAAATTTCAACCCTGATTGAACAACAACTTCCGGGGTTTATCTCATCCGAATACGAAAATTTTTCAAAGTTTGTAGAAAAATACTACGAACATCTTGAAAATCAAGGACAGCCCCTGGATATTATTAATAATATTTCAACGTATCGTAATATTGATTATTACGAACAAAATTTATTAAACCAATATACAAATCTTACAAGTAATATTAATGCATCGCAAACTACGATTACTGTTGCCGATGCTTCTTCATTTCCAAAAGAAAACGGATATATCAAAATTGGAGATGAAATTTGTTTTTATCAAGAAAGAACACTTACCCAGTTTAAAAATGTCTCTAGAGGAGTTAGTGGAAATAATACCCTCGGGGACCTTTATAGTAGTACAGAATTCATAACCACCCAAGCAAAAAATCATTTTTCTGGTGATCAAGTATACAATATAAGTAATTTATTTTTATATGCATTAATTAAAAATTTTGAATCCCAATATTTGGATTCGTTTCCAGAAAAATATTTAAAAGGAGAAGTTGATAAAAGAACTCTTATAAAAAATATTAGTAAATTTTATAATACAAAAGGAACTGATCAATCAATTAAATTTATTTTTAATTCAATTATATCGAAAAATTCAAATGAGAACGTTGAAGTATTTTATCCTAAAGAAACTACATTAAAATCTTCAACTTCTGATTGGACGACAACATATTCTTTAAAAGTTAAAGTTATTTCAGGAACAATTGAAAATTTAATTGGTGAAAAAATAGAGCAATTAGTTGATATAAAAAAACCTAACAGTAATTATGCTTCAGCATACATTGATAATATTGTTTATTTAACTGAAGACATTTATCAAATTATTCTTGATCCTTCCTCAGTAAATGGAACTTTTGATGTAATTTCCAAAACAAAATTAACTGCTCCTATTTTAAGTACTACAACCGTAGGTGATAGAATTAATGTTGGTTCAACTTTAGGTTGGGATAAAACAGGAAATTTGATGATTGGAGGTGAAGAATTTAAATTTAGTGACAAAAATGTAAATCAATTTGTAATTGAATCTAGATCTAGTTCTGTTCAGTCACATCCTGTAGATTCTGAAGTATATAATATTTCAACTGTTCAATCAAAATCTACTAAATTTTTAATTTTAGGTGTTCTTTATAATTTAAATATTTCAAATGCTGCTCCATATTCTGAAGTTGGTGATAAAATTCAAATTAGCGAGCCAGGTGTTGAAAGTAGAAATCCAATTGTTTTTAACCCAACTACAAGTTTAATTAGGTGGTTAATTAATCAAACAAATCAAAAACCAAATGTTTTTCAAAATACTACTATACAAAATGCGATCAAAGATTTAAATGCAGATGTATCTGGTGTTTATGAAGATGATCAATATTTTTATATTTGTTCTTCTAGTTATCCATCTCACCGCATTTTGAAATCTTCAATTACTGAATTGCCATCAGAACAAAAAATTCTTAGATTAATTAGAAAACAACCAATAAACACAACAGAAATTTACGAAACTCCAGCTAGAGATGTTGGAATATTTGTAAATGGAACTCCTGCGTATGGTTGTAAAGATGAAGAATATGTGTCGTATGGTAAAATTGTAACCTCAGAAGTTACATATAAAGGTTTTGGTTATAAAGCAGCACCGTATGTTTTAGTTGATAACGTTGCTGGAAAAGCTTCGGCAACTATGGCTGGAGAGCTTGTGGAAAACATTGTTATTGAAACTGACGAAATTTTTACAGTCACTCCAAAAATTACTATTACTGCTGGTCGAAATGCTCGTGCCAGAGCAATTGTTACAAACGGACAAATTACTGACATTATTGTAATTGATCCAGGAGAATATTATTCATCACCACCATCAGTTAGAATTATTGATCTTGCTGGTCGTGGAAATTTTGCCGAATATACAGCAAAAATTTCTAATAATGGACAGGTTATTGGTTTTAATGCAATCAATCAAGGCAAATTTTATACTTCAGAAAATGTTCAAATAGAATTAATTGAAGATGCTAGAGGTTCTGAAGCTAAAGCAATTGTTGAAATTAAAAAATGGTATAAAAATAGATTTATAAAAAATCAACCCAAACTTGATGATTCTTATGGATTTTTATTTCCAAACTATGATACAAAAGATAAATTAGACAAAAAATATGGTTATGGATATGTAGCAAATCCAATGAGATTACGAGTTCAATTAAATGACAATTTACTTGAAGATTTTAGTGTACCTTTTTCAAACTCTCATTCTCCAATTATTGGCTATGCTTATGACGGCAACCCAATTTATGGTCCTTACGGGTATTCAGATCCTTTAAATTCAATATCAGAAATAACTCGATTACAAAGTGGTTACGAATTAGTAACATCTAGATCGGGAGGTCCTTCCACAAATCAATATCCGTTAGGATCTTTTGTAGATGACTATATTTGGGGTGCAAGAGTTACTACAGATAAATTATACTTAGATGAAAATAATGGAAGATTTTGTGTAACTCCAGATTATCCGGAAGGAATTTATGCTTATTTTATAACAATAAATCAATTTAATCAACCAATTTTTCCTTATATTTTAGGAAAAAATTTCTATTCTTTACCAATAGATTCTAATTATAATTCTAGTATATCTCAAGATGATTTGCCATCAAACGTTAAAAGATTAAGAACATCTAATATTGAATCAAATGGTAATAATTCTATAGTTAGAATTAATAATACAAGTAAAGGAAATATTTCTGGCGTAGATGTTCAAGAAACACCAAATACGTTTCAAGTTGGTTCTATTGTAAGAGTAAATGATGAAAATACAGGTGGTTATGATGCTTCTGCTTATGTTTCGGAAGTAAAAGGAGTTTTTGTAGAAACAATTGAGAGTGTTCAAAATAAAGCTTTAGAAATTAATTTACGAAATACTGCGTTTTTATATTCTGGAGATATTATTACACAAGCTTCTACAGGAGCTTATGGAGAAATTATTGGTAATGTAATTGATAGTAATCAAATTATACTTCGCGAAGTTAATGGCACTTTCAACACAACAAATTTAATATCAGCTTCTATAAATGTACAAAGCATTTTATTAGACAAAACTTCTAATTTTACTAAAGATTCTGTAATTATTCAAACTGATAATAAAGATTCTACTATTGCTACAGGTGTCATAATAGAATCTATCACAAATCAAAACACATTAAAAATTAAAGTTACTTCAGGAGAATTTGTAATAGATAATGATTATGTTTTAAAAAGTTCAAATTTAAGAGATAGTTTTAATGTAAAAATTTTGTCAGTAAGATCTTTAAGTAAAGATATGATCATTAATAATATAGATGATCATATTGCAATAGCAATTACAGACCAACCTCATAATTTAACAGTTGGTGATAAAATAGATATATCAATTGATCAGATTGACGATGATAAAGATGGAACAGTAACAACTTATTATGTAAGAAAAAGAAATTATCAACGTATTCAATTAAACACTCTTTTATTTGATTCTTATATAGATGATACTGGTATTGGAATGTTTGAATATTTAAATACTGGATTTGATTATGAAGCGGGAGAATATACAGATGTTGAATTAATATTTAGAGATTCTTCTAAAATTAGACCTTTAATTGGACAATCAGGAAATGTAAATAATGCTAGAGCAACAATTACAGTTTCTGATATTGATGGATCTGGTTATGGTAAGGTAACTAGTGTTGTTATTACTAATAAAGGTTCAAATTATCAACTAGGTGATATATTAACTGTAGATGATACGGCATTAAATAGAAATCCTAGCAGTATTTCAACACAAAGATT